TTCATGTAAAGTTTGTGTTGAATGTGTTTGAGGCATTTTAATCTCCTTGTTTTCTAATTATCACTTTGGCTTTTTGACGAACCTTTGCCTTAGCCACTTTTTTTAATGATTTTTCCCAGGATCTAGATGTACTATGAATCTTACCTCTACCTTTGTTACCTTTAGACATGACAACTCCTTCTGAGGCGATAGTTAGCTTTTGTGGAAAGCCAAAAGGGAAACGGATAAATAAAAAAGGGAGAGCCGAAGCCCTCCCCCTATTGATGTTATTCTAGATGTTCGGGCATTTCGATGATGCCGTCTTGGTTGCTTAGATCAAGCATTAAATCTTCCACAAAGTCTTCTGACTGTGCAAGATGAGGTGTATCTGCCTGATATTCTGAAAAGTATTTGTCAAATGAAGCACGACTGTTCATGTAAGTGTCCATCGTAAGTTTTTTGTTACGATTTTGCATACGTTTGACTTTTGCAAACTCACCAAGCTTAGTGTATTTACCAAAATTCATACCCGTAGAACCCTGAACTCTAGGTCTAAAGTGAGTAAGTAGAAGATGGAAAGCATGATTAAGAGAAGCATATTGCTGACGCATCTGTGCTATCTTCTCATCAAGATCGTCAAGTTTGTTGCCAGTAATCTCAATGCCAACGTGTTGACGTAATTTGATCTGTCTGTCACGAAGCATTGTTTCTGCTTTGTCATGAACTGAATCACGCATTTTCTCAAACATACGTGGTATCTGATCTCCAAGTTTGGCTTTGATGATAACCTCATTACCATCTTCAAACATTTCAGCAAGTTCTAATGCCTTAGTTATAAAACGTAATTCCCAATCATCTGTATAAGTTGACTTAGGTTTAAGTTCTGAAGCAATAGCGTCAAGTTGCTCTGTAGTCATAGCATCAAGCTCTTTACGTGCCTGAATCTGATCAGGTGTCTGATGTTGTCGTTTCCATTCGTCAAGTGCAACAGATGGGTTAGTTAAGTTAGGATTAGCAGATGTCTTACGAAGTTGGTCTGCATTGTCTTTAGATATTGTAATATATTGTACCATTGTAATGTTCCTTTCATGGTATTAAGGGGATATATAAATTATACCCCCATTGATTTGGCTTTACTTAGTTCATGTCGTGCTTGATTGTTAACAATTCTTGGTAACGCTGTGTGTCACCAGACTCCCAAGCTGATTGTAAGTCCCAATCACTCTGTGAGAAATGTTGTGGTGTTTGTCTAAATGGCATACGTATGTCACTTACACCATGTGATGTAATGTCATCGTAATACTGTAGTGATACTGTATCTTCTAAAGCTTGAAGATCAGTTGGTTGGCTTTTGTTAAATAAGTCTAATTGTTTATACATTGTAATGTTCCTTTCTGTATAAAGTTAAGCGTTGGCTTTGTTGTTAAATTTGTCAGTAAGTTCTGACCATATGAAATTAGGAAGGTAGAATAAGTCGTTAAGCACCTCCGTAATAAACTTGCAAGCCATGGCAAGTATTCCACCGACACCACACACAACTGCGATGAAAAGTGCGAATGTGAATAAGATTATAAGTCCGATAATTGTCTGTAATTGTTGTAATTTAGTCATGTTAATCTCCTATAATGACATTAAGTTAAACAGCACTGCCTACTGGGTTATGTACTGCTCTGATGCAGTAACCGTTTCATGCTTGGGAAACCCCCTTGATAAATTCCGTGTAAGCCCAGTTTTTCTGCTTAGAAAAAGTTCATCTTGGCTTACTAGGAAGAATGAGCAAATGGGGAGAGGGATATCCAGCACAACATAACAAGACCATTTGAGAAGGGGTTGTAGAGCATGGTATCTCTCTTCGAAGAAAGAGCAGTGCAGAACCTAGTAGTAGTAGTAGTCCTGTTCTTAGAAAGTGGGACACGGTTTTGACCTGACGTAAGTCAGACAAAATTCTTACGAACAGAAAACTTTGTACTTTTCTTTTGCAAAGTTTTACGATTGAATCATGGCTCGATGCCATGATGATATCGTGTTATACAATCATAGGTACGTAGCCATGAGTAAAGAACATAATAGTGCCATGAAGCACTTATGTTCTGCATCGAATTCACTTATTCTGACTTCGATACTTCGAGGGGCAGAATAAGGCTAACGATTTGCAAATCGTAATATTAAGGTCACTTAAGCCCCTGCTAGGGAATGTAATGAAAAGGCTTACCCCAGATCGTTACCCGAATGGGACGACACACCTTAGTGTCGGTGAACTTAGGAACTCGTTCCTTAGTGAATAGAGCTGGATTAAGGTACTAATAACAATGACTTAGGAATGTGAATAGACAGTATTATAGAGTGTATGGTTATCCTCTCGTAGAGCAACAATAAGAGACCTACAATGAAAGCTAATTCTACACAACAAGATAAGTATAAGGGTTCGGTTGTGCCAATGGGTGAGATACAAACGAACAGTCAATCATTACTACCACAACATAGCAAAGTAACAGAAGCACAAGCTGATCTGGTACACGCAATGTTGCATGATGGTTGCAACCCCACAGAAGGGGCTAAGAGACTAGGTAGGAACAAGGCATGGGCATATATAACCCTTAATAAGCCTCATGTTGTAGAGTATAGACAACAGTTAGCAATGAGTTGTTTGGGTTGGGACGCAACACAAGCACTAGCAACTATGAGAGACTTGCTGAGTAGTAAGTCAGCACACGTAAGGTTAGAAGCCTCTAGGGATTTAATGGACAGAGCTGGACTAAGAGTTGACGCACCTAAGGTTGCGAACACAGCAGTACAGATTAACTTCAATGTTGATTAGGGGTCCCATGGATAGATTGCGTATATATAACAGTGCCTTAAAATATAGGATCGCTACTCTATAACGGGTAAAACACACTCATGATTTATTGTGAAAAGACAAACTCTCAAAAAAAATTTTATATAAATAAAGCCAAAAACACAAGGAGATAAATATGGGTGGTAGTTCAGATTCAGGTCCATCAGATGCAGACTTTGGAAGGGCTCATGGTGGTGCAGTAGGAAAAGATCCTAATTCAAACACAGGTAGAGATAGCAGAAATGCTAGAGCCAAAAGCAGAAAAAATACTTTTCAAAATTACCAAAAGCAAAGAGATGCTGCTAAAAAAGGTATTGATGTAACTATAACTGCAAAAGAAGCAAATGCAGTAAGAGGCAATGCAAGTATTGCTATGGACTTTGATAGGAAAGCTAAAGAGTCTAAAGTCAATATTCCTGGGACAACAGGTATAGCATTAAACACAGTACAAAGTATAAATTACAGTAACATTGCTGCAGGACTCAGAGGTGGTGGTTATGCCGTAACTAATTCTAAAGATGGTAGTGTTCAAGGTGTTGTTAATGACGGGAGATATTCAGGTAACTTAGGCTTTAGTCCTATAGGTAGATCAAAAGGTGCAAATTTTAATACTGCGACTAACCAGTATTCAGTAGATCAAGCACAAGAACCTTCTGGAGAAAATGACAGTCAGCAGACTAATAACACACCTAGTAGGACACAAACTACGGCAATAGATAAAACAGATAGCACAACATCATTGAGTACGGCATCTAGGAGAGCTTTAATATCTGGTGGTGGTGGTGGAGCTTCTAGAAGAAATCTCATATGAAGTTAGACTATAAACCCCCAGGGAATGTAGCCAAGGCATTTATGAAAGACGGATCATTTGTTCGTGGTATCAGAGGTCCAGTTGGCAGTGGTAAGTCCGTTACTTGTTGCATGGAGATAATGAGAAAAGCAGTTGCTCAAAAGCCAAATGAACAAGGTGTTAGACGAAGCCGTTGGGCAGTTATAAGAAACACAAATCCTCAGTTAAAAACAACTACTATTAAAACATGGAGAGATTGGTTTGATGATGATCTAGGTCGGTTTGTCTGGTCGCCTCCTTTTACCCATAATATATGTTTTGCCTTGGGAGATAAAACCACTGTGGAACTAGAAGTCATATTCTTGGCTTTGGATAAGACTGAAGATGTAAAAAAGTTATTATCTCTTGAACTAACGGGGGTGTGGGTCAATGAGGCTAGGGAGATCAATAAAAATATTGTTGATGCTTGTACTATGCGTGTTGGTAGATTTCCTTCAATGCGTGAAGGTGGTCCAACTTGGTATGGTGTTATTATGGACACAAATGCTCCAAGTGAAGATCACTGGTGGGGCATTGTAGCTGGTGAAGTTCCTATTCCTGAGTATATGACAACAGAAGAACGATTACTAATGGTTAAGCCTGATGACTGGAATTTCTTCTCTCAACCTGGGGCAATGATTGAATCTAAAGATGAGCATGGTAACTTAGCTGGTTATGATCCTAATTTAAAATCAGAAAACAGAGAAAACCTACAAGATCAATATTATGACAAGATTATATTAGGTAAAGCTCCTTCTTGGGTAAAAGTATATGTATTAAATCAATATCAGGCATTGATGGACGGCAAACCAGTATATCCTACATTCAGACGAGATACTCATATATCTAAAGACCCTTTAGTTCCAACTGATCAGAGTGACATAATTGTCGGCATAGACTTTGGTCGCTCCCCTTCAGCCGTGTTTTGTCAGCAGTTACACTCTGGTCGTTGGATCATATTCCATGAAATTATTGGTAAGGATATGGGAGCTATAAGGTTTGCTGAAATACTTAAAAGAGAAATATCAAAAAACAAATGGGATAATCTGACTTTCAAGTTTATTGGCGATCCAGCAGGTAATCAAATGGCACAAGTGTCGGAGCATACTCCATTCATGATGTTAAGAGCTGCAGGAATCTCTGCTTATCCAGCTCCTACTAATGATATATCAGTAAGAGTAGAAGCCGTTGAATCTGTCATAAACAGAATGGCTGATGGTCTGCCGTGTCTAACTGTAAGCCCTACTTGCACTAGCTTGATCTCAGGATTTGAAGGTGGTTATCAGTATAAACGTATTTATTATATGGGTACTGAGAGATATGAAGAAAAACCTGATAAAAATCGTTTTTCTCATTGCCATGATGCGTTGCAATATGCGTTTCTTGGTGGAGGTGAAGGCAGAAAAGTCATGCTTGGTCCGAAAACACCTACTTCCCCCACTACTGTTGAGAGGGTAAGCAACCCTTTTGCTAGATTAAAACAACGTAATAGCCGTTTAGGAAGGCAAAGAGCAATATGAAATGGATAATCTGCTTCTGTGAAAGCAAGAATATAGGATTGTGGAAATATTTTACTAAGCATCGTGAAGGTTTTTCCCATGTATATGCCGTTACTTACGATCCTGAACTAGACTTTTGGAAAAAGTTAGAGTTTACAACGACTGGTTTTAACTATGA